TCGACCCTGATTGCCTGGCTGGGAAACTCGAATGGATTCACGCGCACTTTCCTAAGCGATTTCACCGACAATATCTTATCGGACCTCGGAAGTATTTTTGCGCGCGGCCAGATGCGCTGCTCATCGACGACTCCGACGAGAATGTCAACAAGTTTCGGGAGTGGGGCGGACAGGCTATTATTGTTCCGCGACCGTGGAACAGTCTGTCCAGGATACGCAGCACACTCAGCTACTTGCTACTCGAATTGAGGATCAAATTCGATCCTCAGAGAGCAATGACTTCTCAGTCACAATCGCTCATTGCGAAAATCTTCAAGAAAATCATGTCGCACCCGGAGACCATGCGTTGATTAGCACCTTGAGCCACAACCTGTATCACGGTGACTGCCTTAGCTTCCTTCAACCATCAGCGGAATGTGTACTACGAAATTCTATTACCACAATCTTCGCCGATCCACCAGACAACATCGGTGCCAAGTACGGGGAGTACATAGACAAGATTCCCGATAAAGAGTACGCTTACCTACTGCATCTATGGCTACTAGTGTTCGTGCGTCGCGCCAAGACGGTGTGGTTCAGCTACAACGCCCGCTGGACGTTTGAAGTTGGCTGTATTGTGTCACGGATGCTTTCTAAGGTGCAATTAGAAGCCAAGCAATGCGTGCAGACGTTCACCTTTGGACAGCATAACCACCATGATCTCGGCAATAACTACCGTCCGCTTCTGCGACTTCGACACAAGGATTCGCCTCTACTCCCGAATGCAATCCGGGTGCCGTCCTGGAGGCAGGAGAACGGCGACAAGAGGGCCGATCCTCGCGGCCGGGTGCCTGGAGACGTGTTCGACTTCCCTCGCGTCACAGGCAACAGCAAGCAGCGTAGGGCATGGCACCCGACGCAGTTGAATGAGGGTCTTGTCGAGCGGTGCATCCGGCTCACGACGCCGGAAGGTGGAACGGTCCTAGATCCTTTCGGAGGAACCGGAACGACACTCAGGGTGTGTAAACGCATCGGACGTGCGTGTACGCTTGTCGAGCTAGATCGGGGCTACTGCGAGCGCATCGCGGAAGAACACGGACTGCCAATCTTGGAGGTGTGATGCTCGTTCCGCTGCTTGCTTTTTCGTGCGGGTTTATGCTTAGCCTGGTGTGGGCTAGGTGCATTAGTTCGATCACGGAGAAGCGGGCATTCACTGCCGCCAACTTCGGCGTATTGCTTTACCTATGTTCCGCTGCGTCTACGGTGCTCATCGTAGAGAAACAGTTCATTCCGATACTGGCATACGTAATTGGCGATTGGGTTGGAACTTACATCGCTGTCCGGAAAGGTAGATAATGAAGGCGTCGGATTGGATCTGCAATACATGCGGAAGCACCCTCATTAAGACAAGCCCGAACTTCTTGTCGTGCCCCGGTTGGGACTCACGGCTTCAACCATCGTTCGCTGTCGATGATCTACCGTCAGCCAGGCGAGTGGACTACAAGAGATTCGTCGTCTATGGCGAAGAAGGATACATGGAATACATTCCTCATACGCACGAATCATCCCTGGATAAATGCCCAGAGACGGGAGTCGTTGTCGCCAAGGTACGCACTAAGCGCGGTTGGAAAGCGCGATCGTTCCAGCGGTCTACCCGCCCGAGATTGGAGTGTATTCTGAAGTGCTTTCGTCGGTATCCCGATGGCTCGAAAGCAGCTTCCTAACGGTTCGGCTGTTCCACGGTCTCCCCCTGCACTGGCCGGCGTCGGCCGTGAGCGCGACGGCTATCTGTTCGGACGAAAGGCCCCATCGACTCAATTCAACCGCCCACGCGACGGCTGCTTGCTCGTCGTCGTTGCTGGTGAGTTGCTTCGTCGCCTTGTCGATCCTATATCCTATCGGGGATCGGCCAAGCCATTCACCCCTTGCCCTCTTCTTCGCAAGCCCTACCTTCGTCCGTCGCGCGAAGCGCGCTCGCTCGTACCCAGCAAATGCCGCGAGGATATTGCCGAACAATTCCCCTTCCGGAGTGTCGCTGATCGGCGAGCCGTCGGCGAATTCTATCTGGCAGCCGGCGCGGTTCACCTGATGCCTGATTGTCAGCGCAACGAGCATGTCACGCGCTAGGCGGTCGCTACTGTCCACCACTAAGAGCATTCCAGGCTGTAGCTCGTCCATCGCTTCATTGAGTCCAGGGCGACTCAGCCGCTTTCCGGTAACGTCCTTGTCGGCATGGCAATTCTGAACCTCATAGCCCTTGTGCCGGCAATACTCCCGGCATCGCTCCTCTTGTTTCTCGCAACTCTTGCACTCGTCTGCGTTCGGTCGCGGCGAGAAACGGGTGTAGATAATCGCTTGCTTCGCCATGTAGTAGATTCCTTTCATTCTTCTGGGTTGTCTTGGAGCATTTCACCACCACAAGCGCAAGTGGGCGGCCCAATCTCCTCTAGCCATTTGCGAGTCATACGCACGATACAGCCGCAATCCTTGCACTCTACTTTCATCATCCTTGTTGATTGCTTCGGCGGGGCGTTCGAGTGTCGCAATTCGGCGTGAGGATACGGCCCCACTTTGGAAATGAATCTGACAAGTCGAGTGTGCAAGTCTTCTCCTACTTTCGTCGCCGTCATCTTCCCTGTCAGCCCGATCTTCAAGGCGCAATCCCGGAACCGGCTCCCGTGCTTTTCCTTGAGCCCGACAGCGCAGTGTACTAGCTCGTGTACCAGCGTGCCGGCGACTTCAATCGAGTCATGGAGAACGGGACTAACAAACGTCTCAAAGTACTGATCCCCAGAGCAATCGGCCGACCAGGCTTCTCCGATACGCCTCTTCTTCTGCGCAAGTGCAGACTTGGATGGCCACGAACACGACGCCCGAATTTTCTCAGGCAAAGGGAATCCGACGTTCTCGAATTCGGGCCGGAATTCCTCCAGACACTTCAACAGCCAACTTTCGCGAATCATTGTTACATCTCACAGATAATCAGAGCTATGCGTATCCTGCCACGTTTCAAGTCTCGCATCGAGTGATTTTCTCGAATGTACCTGAAACAAGCCGTTTTGCTTCCCTCAAACAATGTCCGATCTGGGTCGGAAGACGTGTAAACGTTCCATAACTTGAATCTCTCTATCAACTGCTCCCTTGTAGCGCGAGGCATACTGTGCTCCCGAAAGCGTGTAAACGCACTAAGCTATGTCAGCGGTCGATGACCACGATTGCCGCGTTTACCTCGGTTCCCGACGCCTTGAACGAGCCGGCCGGTAGGTCGATCCATTCGGTATTTGTTCTCGGAGGGCCGGCGGATTCGCCCACCAAGCTTCAGCCAGCGGATACGCGCCGGGCGGTCCCAACATTGCGGGTTGCCAAGGTGGGCGCGCATCTCCAGGTAGCGGTAGCCCTCTTTCGCCAGGTCTGCAAGCCCCGCGGCGAGAACATGGGCAAGGTGATCCAAGCTCATCTGGCATGACCCGGCCTTCCACTTGCGATCATCCTTAACCCGCGTGGCCCATGACTTCATGCGGCGGGCCTCCTTGAGGCAGTCGGCCCACACTCCAGAGACAACCGGATAGCGCCGCTTGCCACGGCCATAGAGCGTGATTGTTTTCGGTGTTTCGATTATGGCTGCCACTCCAGCAAATGCCCGTGTAGGTTGCGGTCAAGTTCACTCTGCAATCGCTTGGCGTGTTGGCGGGCCGTGGTCTTGCACCACGGGCCGGCGCGAAGGAATTGCGGGCGGTAGACGTGCTTGCCGCTTGGGGCTTCTCCTGCCACGCCCACGCTGTAGCGGCGGCGGGTGCCCACGGCGGCGGCTTCGGTTATGATGGCTCGCAAGGTCATGCGGCACCTCGCGCGGCGGCAATGCGTTGCTGGCGGTGTATGGGGCTTGCCCGCTTCAACACGCGGGGCTTGTAGCCGATCCGCCGCAATTCGGTCAACAGCGGGGCCGCTTCGCGGCGGGTGGCGGGCCGGCTCTTGCGGATGCAAAGGTCATAGTCCGCGCCGCCGTGCTGCCCAATATGCTGGTAGCAGGTGCAAAGATGGCCGTAGTTGTCGGCCGGGTCGGTCGGGAACAAGGCGAACACATCATCGGGGTCGTCCTTCCAAACGCGGATTATCACAATCTGCATGTTTTGCTGTTCTCTCATTACTTTCACTCCAGAGGAAAAAGGTTGTTTGCTTTTCTAGGCTGCTGTCGGCCGTCCTCGCTCGACATACGGAACGGCCTGGTTGATTCTGTCTTGTACACCCTGCCAAAATTGCTCAATGATTTCCGATCCTGTACAGGACCACCAGCAAGTTAGCCCTTGCTGGAATTCACTGTGCGGGTGCGCTTTCGCTAGCTTGACGGCCCGAACGTAGGTTGCAAGGGATACGCTTCTATCTATTCCAGGACAGTAGATTGTACGCATCAGTCTGTTTTCCCCTCAAGAAAGGCGTAGATTGCTTTGCGCGTATGTTTGATTCCGAGAGTCTTGCATGTCGCGCTAAACGCTTTCCCGTCGTGACTGAAACTGCCTCGCACTATTGCGGCAGTCATACGCTCGGCTACGTCAGGAACCTGTTCCACGGGCCAACAATACTCTTTTGGGAACATTGTTACCGCCATTACTAGCGCTTCCTTGTAAATCGACACGAATCGGTCTAGTTTGTCTTACTGAATCATAGGTGCTACCTCCTAGCTTGCTTTGCCATACGGACGGCGCGTTGTTCCGGAGTGTCTCCGCTATCGACGTATCGTCCGCAGTGTTCGCACACGGTGTCATGCCAATCATTATCATCGCCATTGTTCGGCGTGAACTCTCCGCAGTATGCGCATCGGATTACGTCTTCCGCCTCGCAATGCTCTTGTTCTGCCTCTTCCAGCCAGTCGCCCCAAGAGGTTGCGAACACTTCTCCATCTTCTCCCTCTTGCGCGATGGTTAGCGAGTACGTGTCGCCAGTGTTCAAGTACGCTAGCTCGCGGTCGGCGCACGAAACGTATTCGATGCCGAAGATTGCATGCCCACAACCGGCGCGTTTCAGAAACGTTTCTGCTAACTCAAGGTTGGTTCCAGGATGGTTAGTGTGCGGTCGGTTCGCGTATTCGGCCGCGCGCTCACACGCCTTATCGAATGTTCCGCATTCTCTTCCTGGTTTCATTGTTCTCATTGCTTACTTCTCAGAGTTGCAGGATAGGATAGACCGTCGCGCGCCCCTGCGCTGTCCAAGGGAGCGCGACGGGCAATCCTTGCCCTAGTCGCGTTGTTAGGTATTCGTCAATCGTCACCTCGATTTCCGTCTGGTCGGTAAATGCAAACGTCATCGGAAACGCGGTACACTGGATAGGGGCAGGATGTCTTATCGCCGTCGTAGACTCCGGCCGGTTCAACGCCCATTTCCGGCCACCAGTAGAACCAATCGGGGGCAAAGCAGTATGCCTTGGGACCGTTCCGGTCAACTGGATTGCCGAGGTGGCATGCGCCTGGAGCGCACGGGCTACAGAATTGCGCGTGAGTGTAGTATGGGCTCTTGTAAATCCACACGTCCCCTTCGGAATCGCTCGACGCCTTATACTCCCCGTCGTAAAGTGAGTATCCTAATGGTTCATCGCCGTATGCTTGATCGGACCAGAACGAATACCGGCAATCCAGGCAGACGTAGTCGCGCCCTTCGTCATCCCAGTCTTCTACTTCGTCAAGGTCTGGAACATTCTCGGAGTCGGCCGGAGTAGCCGGATTGCCACACTTAGGGCAACTAGGCTCCCCGTAGTCTGGTTCTGCGCTGTCTGCCCAATACTGGAGAATGTCGTTTCCGGGTATCACTCCGTAGTGGATACCGGTTTCGGGGTCGAAGTTTGATTGTCCTAGGCTGTAGTCGATACCGTAACTCATTGCTTGCTTCTCCGAATTGCTGTTGCGAGAATCAACCTATTAGCTCCCCTGCAATGGCAAGGGGGCTAGTAGGGCAATCCTTGCCCGTTGGATCTATGCGAAGTGTGAGGAGATTACGCCATTCTCCCCGCCAGTGTTTCTCAGTCTCTCAGCGGACCACAACGCGCAGAATGAGAAGGGAGGATTCCGTAACTCGACATAGCCTAGTGTTTCGATGTCGAATGGTTCGCCCGCGTTTCCGAGGAAAGCAGGCATCATGCCTTCCTTCCACCAGTATTGCTTTCCGTCGTCTCCGACGTATTCTGGGCAATTGGGATCTAACCCGCCGTCTGCTTTACTGAAGTCATCGGTCAGATAATCCGACCGTTCAGACTCGCTCGCGAGGTCAACCTTGTACCGATCAAGCTTTTCAGCATCGACGGCGATATCAAGCGCGTCTTGAAGAGAATCGGCGAACACCACTGCAAGCGCGAACCCGTGCTCATGCAACAACCAGGGGCGAACACTATGGGGGTTGTATTCTCCGTTGGGCGTGAATTCATCGGGGTTGACTACGTCATCGTCGGAGAAACGTAGCTCGCAATTCTGAACCATTACCGTAGCTTGCATGGTGCATACTCCAGGAGAAGAGGTGAGAAACAACGCGCTAGTAGGCTCCCCCCAAGGGAGCGCACTAGGGTATTGTTACGGGTAAATGTACAATTGTCCGTCGTCTCCGACGTACAGGTTGACCTCCTTTGCATTGTGCGCGGCGGTAGTCAATCGCTCCCTTACGTCATCGGGTAGGCAATCCCGATCCCAGAAGCCTGCGCCATGACCATTACGGGTCAGCCAATAATCATGCCCCCCTAGTTCGTCGGCCGACCATTGGGAATGGTTGTAGGTTGCGAGGTCTGCGGCATTCTCAGCCTGAAAGCGCTGACAGTCGGCGATGATTTTCTGTAGCGATTCCGGCGCGATGTCGTCGATGGTGTAATTCGCGTCGAGTGGCGTTTTATTCTCATCGATTTCCGCCCACAACGCGCATTCGATGTATGCACGGGTGAATTCGTCGATACTCTGAACAGTTGCCATGGTTGCCGATCCCCTTGTTGTTAGTACCCGCGCTGACAGCGCTTGTTGTAGTCGTCTTCCGCGCGCTGGAATTCCTTGAAGTAGTGTCCCAAGTAGGCATCCCCATCATCGGCAGAACACCAGGTGATGTACTCGCGAGGCAACCCTACGCCCTTTTCCCACCAGGCTAAGATAATCCAGCGCTCTTGAATCGGGTGGAAGTACCGAGACAGTATCTCGGCACCGTTGGGAAGCGTATTAGCTAGGGCCATATGGAACGTATAGGTTGCCATAGCGTATACTCCTGGTGAATCAAGTGAGGTTAGCTGTCAACTGCCTGTCGAACCATTCGATGCCGTTTTCGGATACTTCGGCAACAAGATGATTGGCGGGGAGGGCGTACACTTTACATCGGTCGGTTCTGCCGATACACCGTTGCATTGCTTCCTTGATTGCCTCGGAGAATGTACAGCGCACTTGTTTCCCTGCGCCTGTGTGCTTGTCCTCAATTCGGAAAGGCAACATGATTCAGACTCCTCAGAAGGTGACACGCGCGACATGGTTAGAGAGGGTGACGATTGACGGTCGATGGTTACGGGCAACGAAGTGTGCCCATATCTCGCCGATGGTCATTGGGTTGTGCAGTGTTGCGACAACCGACCGTGTTTGGAATTCCAGAATGATCTTGTTAGCGGTTTCCATGGTGATTAACCTGTGAATTCTTCGCCGTAGTTGTCCTTGTATAACTCCCTTTCCGTTTCAGCTAATTCTTTCCACCCTCTTCTTTCGTATTCGGATATGCGCTTTCCCCATTGTGCTTTCCTTCTAACTGATTCGACGGCTTGCTGTTCTGCAAACTTGCGAGCTAATCGCTTGACTGTCTCAGGTTTGTACTCTCTGAAAGCTTTCATTGTTTTCGTCTCAGGTTGGCTACTATTGTTGTCTATTCAAGTATGGACTATATCCGGCATAAAGTCCAGTTATATGCCGATAGTCAAGGCAATATCTGGCGGTAAGTAGGCGTTATAGGTCTGGTTGTATCGACTATGGTTCAGAAAGGCTACTATATCTATGTACGCGAAGATCGGCCGACTGAACGAGCCGAGTAGCGATTGCGACAGGTTGGATAGGTTGGAAGGATTGCGATAAGTCAGCGCTGCCAGACTCGGCACGCTAGCGTTGCGCTGTAGGGCCGATTAGAGGTCTGTGCGACTACTAGGTCACGTTGCCTATCATGACCTCAGAACGCATCCTAGGCGATAACCCGTTATGTAGAGGGGTGATAAAGTCAGAGTGAGGACAGGGTGGGCGTAGCCCCTGTCATCACTCTGACTACACTCGCGTCAACCCTGCTAAGATCCATAACACCCTACCCGATCCCCTATCCAGGCTGTACGGCCTAAGACGACTCGTTTTATGCCGCATTCTGCGCTACATTGTAACGATTGCGCAGCCTATGCGTAGACTAATGAGGTAGTTCATAGGGGGCCCCATTGGGTGGAAATCCTTACCAACCCCCCGCCAGCGCCGGCCTCGCCCGGTGATACTTACCTCCCCTCCTCCTGCGCACGCATTTCCCAACGTCGTCAGACTGACTCATAGGGGCCCCTGGCTTCGCTTGAGAGCCCAAGGGGGCCCCTCAACCTCTAATGAGACCTTGGCTTAGGACGGGGCCCTGCGAGCGTTCCTAAGCCGTCCAATGATCGACCGTTTCGATACCCCTCTCTTGTTTTGGCGGTATTCCGAAAAACGCGGTGGTACGACCGAACCACCTAGCTGGTGTCGATGTGTCGCCGTGTCGTCTATACCTAAAGGAAAAAAGAGGCCAAAACAGAGGACCCCACTACGTAAGAGGGGGGGAAAAGAGAAAAAGGAAGAGAAGTAGCGGCGACAGGTAGACAGGAGAGAAGAAACCCTCTCTATAGTAGTATAATATATATATATTATATATATGTATCATTATTCTATCTTCTTTTCTCCCTTCACTTTACATCGACGGGTGGTATGTTGGCCTCCCTACCACGCATCCCCCACCTGGCGTCGTCTTTTTACCCGGTGACACATGGTGACACTTGGTGACAGGTGCCGTGTAACCCCCCGGTTCCATACCGAGAGTATGCACCAAGTGTCACCAAGTGTCACCTTTTCAAATGGCGACACTTGTTTTGCCATTTTCGCCACCTTTAGGGCCCTGCATCACTGGGGGGCGTAGGGTTTATACTCGCGGGCCCGGTCGAACCATTGGATGGCCACTTCGGCGAGCGTCGGCGGCTGAACTGGATGATGTAGTCCACACAGTTTCGCGCGTGAGAATATCACTGTGGTATCTGGGATTTGGCATATTGGGACCTCTTGTTCCGAACGTCGAGAACGTGGGGACGTTTCCGAAAGAATCGTTTCTCGATTGGTAGGATGAAATCTGACAATGCGTTTCAGAGTAACAGTTCACACCCTTGGAGAGAGTAAATGCTGAAGAGTTCCGTGAAGAGTGTTGAAGCTCCTGCTGATTCTGCCGTCAAACCTGCGCCGGCCAAGCCGAAGTGTCGTGTCCCCGGCTGCGACAACGACGCCGATGTCTGCGGAGTCTGCAAGAGTCACTACGCCGAGATCCTCAAGATGATCCGCAACGGCGAGATCACCAGGGAGAAGCTCGAATCTCCCGAAGTCGGCATTCTGTTGCCGGCATCACGCACGAGAACGAGCAAACTTCGCGCTGCGCTGGCTGAGAAGAAGATCACCCTCGCGCCGGCAGTGGTTCCTCCTCCCAAGCCGAAGAAGCCTGCTGTAGCTCCTGTGCCGGCGCTCGACGCCATCAACCCGCAACTCGACAAGTAGCAATCCGCCGTACAATCGCCTTAGTGACATCGACATAGCTAAGGTGGTTCGCAAGCCCGGCCTTCTCAGCCGGGCTTCTTTTTTGCGCTGGGTACAAATGGGCTTCGATCATGCGCGAAGTTCTAGGCTATAGGAATGTTCACCTCCAAGATCACTTCGGAACAGTGGAAGGACGCGGAGACACGTTACTCATCCGGTAGCGAGACTGTTGAAGACATTGCGAAGTCGCTCGGAATGAACCCCGAGTATCTCACCGCCCGCTTTCGCAGACACGGAATCAGGAAGGGCGACGGAACCAAGGGAATCAAGAACAAGGATTTGAACGACTTCGCGTCGCGCGTCCGCTCCGTCTTGTGGCGTCAAGATTCCGGCGACGAGAAGAAGACCTACGAAGACTGGAAAGCGCGTGTTTCCGACCTGGAATCGGCCACCGGGGCAGGGATGACGCACAACGAAGCTCTCGTTCGCGCGTCCAAGGAATACCCCTGCTTGACTCGGCTCTTTCGGGAGTACGACGTGGCTGAATTCGACCCTAACCCCGAGTCTCATCCTCAGATTCAGCATTTCGGACAGAAGCCGGCGATTGTCGCGACCTCGGACGGCAAGGAACAGAGCTATCGCGAGAACCTGCGATGGGCAATTGAGACGGCTGGGACCTACCTTCGCACCGGAAAGCATCCGGCAACCTGTCCGAACGACGCGGCCTGGTATCTCTACCGCCAAGCCATAGAGGAGCCGAAGGATTTCCTCTCTCGCGTCGGTCAAGTCGAGTCCAAGGGCGACAACGAAGCTGAGGAACAGCGCCTATCCCGCAAGTCTGGTCAGCGGTCGTTGGCTGAGATCAACGAAATGCTTGACACCCTGGAGGCACCCAAGGATGGCGCGTAGGAAAATGCCGAATAAGCAAGCCAACCATGCCGAGGTTGTCGAGCGCTGCGACCAGTGCGGTAAATCTCTCGGAAGATCGTGCATCCGAACGGCCGGCTCGGCTGCATGCGCTGCCGGCGATGGTATTTGCATCTCCCATCTCCAGGTCGCCGGCAAGCAGAAGTGGTTCTTTTTCTGCTGCGAACAGTGCGAATCCGCTTTCATCGCCAAGACGGAGTAACCTCCTGCGATGAAAATGGAATCCCCGTTCTACAGCCGTGTTCCCAAGGACATGGCTGAAAATCTGCGCTATCGGGCCTCCATCTACCGCCGCGTACTCGAAGATCCGTCGTTCGCTTTTACTCTCTGGGATGCGTGCTCTAAGGATCTTCTCTACTACATCAACGTCTTCGGGTACACCTACGATCCTCGCCGGCAACCGTTCTCAAAGTTGCCATTCATTACCTATCCGTTTCAGGATGAAGCGCTGCTTGAAATCTACAGCGCGATCGGCGACCACGATTTGTTCATTGAAAAGTCCCGTGACATGGGGGCAAGCTGGCTAAATATCGTCGCCTGTGAGCACGTTTGGCACTTTCGGAAGCATCAATCCATCCTCTTTGTCAGCCGTACCGAGGACTACGTTGACAAGGCTGACAACCCGAAATCGTTGTTTTGGAAGCTCGATTTCTTCCTGAATAACATGCCTCCGTGGATGCGACCTCCCGGTTACGACGAGACGCTTCATCGCAGCCGGCTTCACATCAGCAATCCGTACACGCATAGCGTCATCGACGGTGAATCGACAACTGGAAACGTAGCCCGTGGTGACAGGCGAACGGCGATTCTCCTGGACGAATTTTCGGCTGTTGAACAGGGCTTCTCTGTCTTGACTTCGACGCGAGACGCAACCAACTGTCGGTTGTTCAACGCGACTCCAAGAGGGACTTCTAACGCTCACTACGCGATTCGTCAGAAAATCGCGAAGAAACTTCGCCTTCATTGGTCGGCACATCCGGTTAAGGCAATCGGCTTGTACACGACGGATGAGAATGGCGCGCTGCGCGTCATCGACAAGGAAGGCTATCCAGCCGAGTATGAGCCGATCCTTGACGGAAAGCTTCGTTCACCTTGGTACGACAACGAGTGCAAGCGAGCGGCCAATCCCCAGGAAATCGCCCAAGAGCTTGACATCGATTACCAGGGTTCGGGATACCAGTTCTTCCGACCCGATTCTGTTCAAGAGGCGATTCGTCAGTACGC